GCCTCCTTCGAAAATTAAGGGCCCCCAGAACGGGGGCCCTTTGGATCAGGTGTTGGGCCAACCGGTGGGCGCGGGATTGGTGGGCCAGCCACCGGGGGTGAACTGCGCGGGAGCCTGGGCAGGAGCACCCCAGCCGGCCGGAGCGGCAGGAGCGGGAGCGGTGGGCCATGCGGCGGGGCCGACAGCGGGAGCGGCAGGAGCCACGGCGGAGAAAGCTTCCTCTGCAGTGACAGTGCTACCCAGAGGCTCGCCGTCGCGGGTCTTCTGAATGCCATTGAGGCCGCAGCCGATACCCTTCTTGCCGCTGTTGGTATAGGCAAAGAAGTTGACGTTCACGTTGCCGTAGCAGCCGCTGTAGACCTGAGCGGGATCGATAATCTTCTGGACCATGCCATCGACCACGAAGGGAGGACGATCGGCCTTGCAGGAGGCGGTAAAGACCCAGTGGCCTTTGCACTCCTGTCCGAAGGGCTGACCATCAGAGGGCCGGGGACCGTCGCCATCGTGGACGCAAATCGCAGGGACGGGAGGACGGATGCCACCCCACTTGGCGGTAACACCGGCTTCGATGGCGGCATTAACAGCGGCATCGATAGCCGCCTTGGCCTGGGTGTTGCTCTTAGGAACCAGAATGGTCACAGAGAATTTAGGCTCGCCATTAGGGTTGTTGTAGGGGGGCTGGGGCTTGAATACGTTGCAGTAGGACAGACGGCATTCGCCGATGGTAATGGTGGTAAGGTTCATGCGTGGTTTCCTCCTTGGTTTTCATAGATTTGTAGCAGTCGATTGAAGGTGTCGTGGTGACTCTTTGCTCGCTGCAGGTTCTGGGAGAGGCGCTTGTTCTCTGCCAGGATCTTAAGCGCTGCGGTGGATCTGGAGCGGGGGTTTATTTCCCGCCACCCGGCGTCGTATTCTCTGCGGGTACCGTCCAAGCCGGCCTTGCAGATAGCGACTTGCTCCCTCAGGAAGTCTCCGGCCTGCGCCAGCGCCTCCGGGTGTTTCTGCAGGAGGCGCATAACGCGGCGGAAGTTGGCGGCGGGAAGCCCCTCGATCTTGTCCAGATGTATACGGAGGTGGAAGTCTCCGTCGCGGATCTCGATGGTGTTACCCATTTGCGGGTACCGGCTGGAAAGCGGCCTCCGCGGCGTTGTAGGGCGGCCGTTTATCGCTGGAGGGTACCAGGGTGGGCTTGCCCGGCTGCTTGCGGACGAGGCCGTCAGCGACCTCAGCAAAGGCCTTTTTGCCCAGAGCCTTCTCCAGAGCAGGAGCAGTCACGGGCTTACGCTCATAGAGCATCGCTTCGGCGACGCCGCGTTCCTGCAGGGCCTTGAAAGCAGCATCGAGATCCACCCAGTCACGGGAGCCACGGCCTTCCACCGCTTTAAAGCCGGGAATCTCTCTGCCGTCCAAGCAGGCCAGCAACGCATAGGCTTCCAGGTCTTTGTACCAGGCTACCAGCCCCGCGCCGGCTGCGAGGGCGGCGCCAACTTCTTCATCGGTAAGCAGGGGGCCAGAGTAGTCCTCCGGGATCTTTTCAGATCCTGCGGCCGGGGCCTGCTGGAACTGCCGACCGGCGTCCAACATCTGCTTGGCGCGAGCCGTACACTGGGATTTGCCTTTGCAGAAGCGGCACCAATCACCGGGGCAGGCGGGTTCGGTGGCCTCTCTGGCTCTCAGGGCAGCGGGGCCAATGACCTCCTCGCCCCACTTCAGGACCTCAGCCACGGTGGTATCCCACCGCTTGACGCCACCGGCGTGGGGCTGGACGATGACGAGGGTGGCCTCCTGCAGCGTGTCGCCGTAGATCGGCCGGAACGTCTGCAGGGCGCCCAGGGCATACAGCTTCATCTGGCTGTTGTCTTCGGCCTCGACCGGCACGCCGGCGCCGTTCTTATAGTCGATGACGATGATCCGGCCGGAGCCGATCATGACGCAGTCGCTGGTACCAAAACCTTCAGGTACCCAGTCGGTATAAGAGACCATGGTCTCCAGCGCGACAAAGGGCGGCGTAGAGAAAGACAGAGCCAGCTCCTTCAGAGTCTCCAGATAAAGCTCGGTGGCCTCCTCCATGGCGGGGTCGTAGTGGGACTCTGCCTTGAACTTCTTCAACCGGGCGTTGTACGCGCGCTTGCCCACAGGTTCATGGAAATAAGTACGCGCCTTGTACTCTGCGATAGAGTGCGCCAGACGACCGGCCTCTGCGTAAGAGCTGGTAGCCTCCGGGAACATGGCCTGCACCTTCACATACTGCGGGCACTTCTCCCAGGCATGCGCCTGAGAGGGGCCGTAGGGAGAATGTACTTCAGGGCTGGGCATCAGATCCGGGCCCCCAATCCTCTCAGCGCCAGTACGAAGGGGCCCATCTGATCCGGCCGGAGCTGAGTGACGGCCTGCAGGCCGAACTGCTGCAGCAGGCCAGTCAGCGCGGTGATCTTGTCGGGTCCCTGCTGAGCCAGCTCAGCGCCGGCGCGGGCAATGTCATCGATGGAGAATTTGGGAGGCTCGGTGCCGGGGACAACGGGGCTAGAAGGGGCAGGTGCCGGGGCCGTCATCGGCGAGGCAGTGGTCGCAGTAGTGGGATAAGGGATAGGGGCCGCCTGGGGGGCAGGGGTAGGGTTTACGGGGGGCTGAGGGGGCATGGGCACGGGAGCAGGAGCAGGGGCGGGCGCAGGGGCGGGCGCGGGTACGGATGCGGGGGTAGGCGCTGCGGGCTGCCCCATCATTGCCTGAGCCAACAGAGCGATGTCAGGCAGACGGATTTCGCCCTGCACGTTGATGGTGAAAGTGGTGTTCATTTGGGTTTCCTCCTATTTGTTATTCGGCTTCTTCGATGGTGACGACGATACCCTTCTTGGGATCGATGCCAGCTTCATGGATGTCGCTCTTCTTCAGATAGAGCGTGGTCAGATTGCCGGTGCTGTCGCGGCGTTCAAAGCGATAGCAGGTCTTGGTTTCGTTCCGAAACTGCAGGTGGAGCTTCATGCGGTCACTTCCTTTCAAAGTATTTTTGACTTCAAGTATCCGGCTCTCTGCCGGATGCACCGCCGTGGGGGTCGAGACGGCGATGCGCCCGGCTTACATACGGGAGGACTCGGGCGGCGATGAGCGGCACCACCCGGCAGAGGGCCGGCAACTTATGGGGTCAGCCGACCAGCAGGGCGATGGTTACGGCGATGATGTAGAAGGTCACCGCAAACCGAAACAGGTTCCGCACAAAACGGTCGAAGCGGCGCGCCCTGCGCTCGATCTGGCGCTGCTGGCGGCGCATGACTCGCTTGTGGTACTCGATAGGGTCAGAGCATCGACGGGGGTTCTCAAAAGCGGGGGTAGGCATCCAGTCAGCGTCCAGAACAATGGGGGAATACTTTTCCATGGTGGTTTCTCCTTTCAGTTATCGGGTCAAATCTCGACCCGTCTCAGATGGCCGTATCCGGGGGTGGGCTCAGTGGTAGATGGCTTGTTCCCGGCGGCGAGGTATGCGAGGAGCTGATCTACATCGACCAGCTTCTTTCGCCCGACGTGGATAACGGGGACGGCCTCGGTGGCGATGAGCCTTCTTATGTAACTCAGAGTGATCTCGGTGTCGGGATCCTCCTGCAAGATCAGCTCATGCGCCTTGGCCGCTGTCCTCATACGCGGCATAGGCATTCTCCTTTCGTAGTGGTTAGCCTTGTCCTCCCATTCAGCAGGTGGTAGACTGTAAACGGAAGGGGGTGAAAAAGTGGGAATTGCGACGATTAACGCCGCGTGTCGGTATCTGGGCGATCCGTATTACATTGCGAAGCGCGATACGGTGGAGAGCATCTGCAGAACCATCAATGATAAACTCGAGTTTGAGGTCTGCGGTTTTTTCGGCACGAGCAGCTACACCGTAAATCTCTGGCAGTACTCGCCCCATCGGGAACTTCTTGCCATATACTCCGGGATTAAGAGCCTGGAGGATCTGCGTGATACGCTTGGCTATCTGGCGTTCAAATATCAAAATCTTTCAGCGCGAATCCAGGTCGAACGCGAAGACTTGCCACGATGACTGCCAGCTCCCGGCGCGTGAGATGCGCCTTATTCAGAACTGAATTCAACTCTTCAATCTGCCTTTGGTCGTCAGTTACTAGCTCGAACCGAAGCCATTTGCGCCGCTCCTGCTCCAGCCAAGCAGGGGCGGATTTTTTATCCTCAGCCACAGGGCTCTCCTCCTTTCGTAGGGGTCAGTGCGTCTCAAATCTTGCATAATATGCAAGATTTAGGCCAAAAAAATAGCAGCCCTCTCTTCCTTGGAGAGACCAAGGGCATTACTCAGATCATTGGCTTCCGGCACAGTAAAATTGCTTTTCCCATTCATTTTTGCCGAAAAAGAGGTGACGGAGCACCCAATAATTCGCGCACCATCAGCGTACGTCTTGCTTTTTTCGACCATGATTCCTTTAAGCTTGTCCAGGTTCGGCATTTCATTTACCTCCTTTCAACTTGCGCACCATGCAAGTTTCTTAATATGATAATAGCTTACCGTTCAGGATATGTCAATACCTGTATGCAAGTTTTTTTGATTTTCTATTAAAAATTCTTGCATTACAGTAAAGTTTGTTGTACTATAAGGGCAAGCTATGAGTGAGGTGACCATTATGGGAAGCGATTTCAATAAGGCAGTAGGCCAGAAACTTTATGAAGCTCGGAAAGCCAAGGGATACTCCCGAGCCAAAGTGGGGGAACTCGTCGGCCTACACGAAACTACGGTCAAACGATATGAGGACGGCGACATTAAATCTTTGGACATTGAGCGCCTTAAAGACTTCGCGCGGGTACTTGGGACGCCCGCGGCTGATCTGCTCGGTTGGATCTCCAATTCTGATGACAACCTTGAACTGATGCTGCAGATTTCAAAAGAGTCCCAGAGTGGTCGCACAAAGGCGCAAGATGAAATGTTCCGGCTCTTCGGTACCGAACACAGCACAAATAGCATTCGACTTGTGGGCGATAAAACCGCGATGCTGTATTACAAAGCGATGGATCGCAATAGCGCAGTCTCTCTGAATGACATCATTTCGACCGTCCAGGATCTGGATCAGGACGCCATCGAAAACATCCGTCTTGTCGTGCTGGCTTATCTGCACGCCGATGCCCCAATTCGTGAGATCGTCGACACCGCGCTGAAACCCTACAAGGAAAAAGAGACAATCGACGCTATGTTAAGTCAGCTCGGGTAATCTATGTTGACTTCAAAAGAAAACCACCTCACTGGTAAAATGATTACTGAGGTAATTCATTTGATTACGGGCGTAATCAAATAAAAAAGCCGCCCGGGAGCTACCACACACCCGGACGGCACTGCAAAGTTTTATCCACTAACCACTACGAAAGCGATATCCAGCCACTCTGAAAGGAGTAAACCGGCCAACTCTGCCTTTCCATTCTACCACAGGTCAGGCGGAGTTGGCAAGAATGGAAGGAGGCTATATTTATTCATGGCCACAATTGAAAAACGAGGGAACAGCTACCGGATCATCGTGTCCAACGGGTATGACGTCAATGGGAAGCAGATCCGCGAGAAGATGACCTGGACGCCGGATCCCGGCATGACCAAGCGTCAGATCGAGAAGGCGCTGAACCGGGAGGCCACTCTCTTCGAGGAGCGGGTGCGCCATCAGGTCACCCAGAACGGCAACATCCGGCTGGTGGACTTCACGGAGATCTTCCTGAACCAGTATGCCCGGCCAAACCTGAAGAAGAAGACCGCCTTTAGCTACGCGGAGAAGATGGAGCGGGTCAACCAGGCGCTCGGCCATATCAAGCTGAAGGATCTGAAGCCCGGCCACATTGCCGCCTTCTATTCCAATCTGCAGGAAGAAGGGATGCGGGTCCGCGTCATGGCGGCGCCCAAAATCGACTTCGCCGCGTGGATGAAGGCGCGCAAGACCTGCATGGCGGAGCTGTCCCGGCAGACAGGGGTGTCCATCTGGTGTTTCCGGCAGCTGAAAGCCGGTAAAGCCATCGCCCAGGATTGCGCGGTCACTATCTCCGAGAAGCTGGCCGTGCCCTATGACAAGCTCTTCACCCGGCAGCACGACGACACCCCGCTGAAGGCTGGCACGATCCACACCTACCACAGAACGCTTTCGGCCGTCCTGTTCCGGGCCGTTAAATGGAAGTATATCGAGCGTAATCCGGCAGAGCGCGCAGATCTCCCCAGCATCGCCCACCGTAAGGCCGCCTATCTGGACGAGCCTGACGCCCGGCGCCTTCTGGAGCTCCTGCAGGAGGAGCATATCCGCTGGCGTGCGGTGATCACCTTCGACCTACTCTCCGGATTGCGCCGGGCAGAGTTCCTCGGTCTGCGCTGGTGCGACATGGATCTGGATAACCAGCTGCTCTTTATCCGTCAGACCTGGAACTATGTACCCACCGAAGGCTGCTATGTGGACACCCCGAAAACCGGCAGCAGCGCCCGTGCCTTGAAGATCTCCCGCACAGCCG